GCAGATGATTTCCATTAACTATGAATGGTATGGTGCAGGTGGTGTAACATTTAATTGGTTAATGAAAAATGAGACTATTGTTAGCCATGAATTTGAGAACTCAAATGTCAATGATTTAGTTTGGTGTTCTACTCCATTCCTTCCAATTCGTTGTGAGATTGAGAATGTAACTGGAGTTGCTGGAACTCATTATCTCTATCAAGGTTCTAACTCTCTGATCCAAGAAGGTCAACCAGAAAAACTTGGTACTTTGTTGAGTGTCTCAAATGACATCACTGGAACAACGATGTCTGCCGCAAACACTTTCTATCCAATCGTCAGTTTGCGTCTTAAGTCATCCGCACTTCAGGCAGTTATGTTACTGAGATCTCTGCAGGCAGTAACGAACGATAACACGAATGTTTATTGGAGACTTTTTGAGAATGCAACTTTGACTGGTGCGAGTTGGACAGACCATCCAGATCCAAACTCCTTTATGCAATATGATACTACAGCAACTGCACTCACTGGAGGCCAAGCACTTCTTTCAGGATTTACGATTTCTGGTGGTGCCTCTCTGGTTAATGTTGATGATACAGCAGCACTGCAACTTGGAAGAACTGGTATTGGTACAATCAGTGATACTTACACTCTTGCCTGTGCATCTCCCAACACAAACAAAGCAGCACTTGCGGTACTTAACTGGATTGAACAAAGGTAATTTTTTATGAGTGATAATGTATATCTTGGTAATCCGAATCTAAAAAAAGCAAATACTCCTATTGAATTTACTCAAGAACAGATTCTTGAGTTTATGAAATGTAAAGACGATCCTGTTTATTTTGCTAACAATTATATTAAGATCGTTTCTCTGGATGAGGGTCTGACTCAATTTCATCCTTATCATTTCCAAGAAAGATTAATCAATAATTTCCATAATAACAGATTCAATATCTGTAAGATGCCACGTCAGACAGGAAAGTCCACGACTGTGGTATCTTACCTATTGCACTATGCTGTTTTTAATGACAGTGTAAACATTGGTATTCTTGCAAACAAAGCAGCCACTGCAAGAGAACTTCTTGGAAGACTTCAAACTGCATATGAAAACCTACCAAAGTGGATGCAACAGGGTATCATTGCTTGGAACAAAGGTTCATTGGAGTTAGAAAATGGGTCTAAAATTCTTGCTGCTTCAACTTCTGCAAGTGCTGTCCGAGGCATGTCATTCAATATTCTCTTTTTGGATGAATTTGCATTCGTTCCAAATCATGTTGCTGATTCGTTTTTTGCCTCTGTTTATCCTACTATTACTTCTGGTAAAAATACGAAGGTTATTATCGTCTCGACACCACACGGAATGAATCACTTCTACCGCATGTGGCACGATGCGGAGAAGAAAAAGAACGAATATATTCCCACAGATGTTCATTGGAGTGAAGTTCCAGGAAGAGATGAAAAGTGGAAAGAGACAACCATTGCAAACACATCTGAAGCTCAGTTCAAAGTTGAATTTGAGTGCGAATTTCTTGGATCTATCGATACTCTGATTGCTCCAAGTAAACTAAGAACTTTAATATACGATAATCCTATACAAAGAAGTGCTGGACTTGATGTATATGAGTCTCCGATAGAAAATCATGATTATGTTTGTACTGTTGACGTTGCAAGGGGTGTTGGAGAAGACTATTCTGCATTTGTGGTTGTTGATATAACTCAGTTTCCACACAGAGTTGTGGCGAAGTATAGAAACAATGAAATAAAACCGATGCTGTTTCCAAACATCATTTACGATGTTTCAAAAAATTATAACAATGCATTCATTTTATGTGAAGTTAATGATATTGGAGATCAGGTAGCCAGCATTCTCCAATATGATCTTGAATACCAAAACTTGCTCATGTGTTCTATGAGAGGTAGAGCAGGTCAGATTGTAGGACAGGGATTCTCTGGCAAGAAAACTCAACTTGGTGTCAAGATGAGTAAGACTGTCAAAAAAGTCGGATCTCTCAACCTCAAAACAATGATTGAGGAAGATAAACTCATATTTAATGACTATGAGATTATTTCTGAATTGACTACTTTTATTTCAAAGCATAATTCTTTTGAAGCAGAAGAAGGTTGCAACGATGACTTGGCAATGTGTTTGGTTATCTATGCCTGGTTGGTCGCACAGGACTATTTTAAAGAACTGACTGATCAGGACGTAAGAAAAAGATTGTATGAGGAACAAAAAAATCAGATTGAACAAGATATGGCTCCTTTTGGATTCTTAAGTGATGGTCTTGATGATTCATCATTTGTTGATAGTGATGGGGATAGATGGTTTACTGATGAGTATGGTGATAGATCTTATATGTGGGAGTATATGTAATGGATTTGGATGGTCAAATAAAACTCGGTCATCTTCTTCTGCAAGACAGGAAGTGTAGAGTGTGTGGAGAAATAAAAAATTTAGTAGAAGATTTCTATAGAACAAGAAAAGACAGAGGCGCTGTCGCATCGTCTTATTCATATGAGTGTAAAGATTGTACTATCAAAAGAATTGTGGTTAGTAGAATTACATCTGGAATCTTTGACAAATGGGAATATCCAGATTGGTAGTTCACGTCACATTTCCCCCATGAAAACATAGGTTTTAATAAATATTTTCAGATAAACTGAGATCACGGAGAAAAACATGGCGACTCCTCAATTATCTCCTGGAGTACTGGTAAGGGAGGTTGACTTAACAGTAGGAAGAGCTGAGAATGTACTGGACAACATTGGTGCAATTGCGGGACCTTTCCCAATTGGACCTGTCAATGATCCTATTGACGTAGCTACTGAGCAAGACCTTATCGGAGTTTTCGGTAAGCCACTTTCAACGGATTCGCAATATGAGTATTGGATGAGTGCTTCATCCTTCCTCTCATATGGTGGAGTTCTGAAGGTAGTTAGAACTGATGGAGACAACCTTAAGAACGCAAATGCTGGCGTAGGTATCGCAAGCACCACAACTCTTAAGATCAAGAACTACGACGACTACATTAACAACTATACTGAAGCTACAAACTATAACTATGCCGCAAAGAACCCTGGTTCTTGGGCAAACGGTCTGAAGGTCTGCACAATCGACGATCTTGCTGACCAGACAATCGGAATCGGAACCACTGCACCTTCACAATCTGGTCTTGAAATCGGTTTCGGTGTTACTACTGGAATCAACGCTACCATTGCTGGTCTTGGAACCACAACCGCATTTGTTGGATATCTGAAAGGAATCATCACTGGTATCACGACCGATGCTGATGGTGGAGCAAGTTCCTTCGATGTCAAGATTGTTTCTCGTGTAGAAACAGTCGGCGGCGGAGCTACAGAAACAAGAGTTACTTACTCTGAAGCAAACAGAGGTGCATCTTTTGCAGCAAGTGACGAATTATACTTCGTCAACTCTTCTGGAGTCAATAGTGAAGGTATCAACGTAGGAAATACCCTCAGCGCAACAAGTGTTGTTGATTGGTATGACGAACAAACCCTTGGACTGAGAAACAGCACAGTCTACTGGAAGTCTCTTGCACCAAAACCACTTTCTAATGTCTATTCGACAAACAGAAATGGTGCTGGTGACGCAATCCACGTTGTTGTTGTTGATGACGAAGGAACCATTAGTGGAATTCAAGGTAACATTCTTGAGAGACACCTGGGTCTTTCTAAGGCAGTTGATGCAGTTTCAAATGTAAATGCTCCTCAGAAGATCTGGTACGAACAGTATCTTGCAGATTTCTCAGCAAATATCTATGCTGGCGGAAATCCATCAAGCGCAGCAGATGATCATCACGGTACTGCACCAAGAGCAGTTGGATTTACTTCTGTCTCTGGAACTAAATCACTCTCCTTCACCCCATTAACCACTTCAGATGGACTCTGGGGACAAAATGCACAAGACATAAGATTTAGTGCAGTCGGTAACGTAACTTACCAATTAGGTGGCGGTAAGGACTACAGTGGCGGAATTCCTGCTACTGGAGATAATGGCGGAATGACCACTTCACTGGGCAATCTGCAAACCTCATATCAACTCTTCGAAAACAAAGATGAAGTTGCTGTTGATTACCTGATTATGGGTCCTGGTTTGGGTGCAGAGGCAGACTCTCAGGCAAAAGCAAACTATCTGATTTCTCTTGCAGAAGGAAGAAAGGATTGCATGGCTGTCGTTGGTCCTCACAGAGCAAACTTGGTTAATGTAACCAACACAACCACTCAAACTGATAACCTGGTTCAATATTTCTCGGTTCTCAATTCTTCATCTTATGCAGTGTTTGATACTGGTTATAAGTTCACTTATGATCGTTTCAACAATAAGTTCCGTTATATTCCAACCAACGCAGACGTTGCTGGATTGATGGTTCGCACATCGATCGAAGCATATCCTTGGTTCTCGCCCGCAGGTGAGCAACGCGGTGTTATTAACAACGCAATCAAACTTGCATACAACCCAACCAAGGCACAAAGAGACAAACTCTATCCTCTGAGAATCAACTCCGTTATCACTAAACCAGGTGTCGGAACAGTTCTCTTCGGTGATAAGACTGCACTCTCCTATGCATCTGCATTCGATAGAATCAACGTCCGTCGCTTGTTCCTCACAATTGAGCAGGCACTTGAAAGAGCAGCAGAAGCACAACTCTTCGAACTCAATGATGAGTTAACAAGAGCAAACTTCAGAAACATCGTTGAACCATATCTCCGCGATGTTCAGGCAAAGAGAGGACTCTACGGATTCCTGGTTGTTTGTGATACCACCAACAACACTCCTGACATTATTGATAATAATGAATTCAGGGCAGACATCTTCCTGAAACCCGCGAAGTCTATTAACTACATTACCCTCTCCTTCGTTGCTACCCGTACTGGGGTAAGTTTTGAAGAAGTAGCAGGTAGAGTTTGATCAGATATCGCTAAATAACCCCAGGAGGATAAACCAATGGCAACATCCAGACCAAATCAAACGATTTCCGATTTTAAATCAAAACTGATTGGCGGCGGTGCCCGCCCCAATCTGTTTGAAGTTGAACTGACAACTCTCCCAGCCAGCGTCGGTGGTTGGGATGCGGATATCTTCAAGTTTATGTGTAAGGCAGCAAACCTGCCTGCACAAAATATCGCTTCAATCGATGTTCCCTTTAGAGGTCGTACCTTTAAAGTTGCTGGAGATAGAACTGTTGATGCATGGACAATCACCGTCATCAACGATGAAGACTTCAGACTGAGAAGAGCATTTGAGGAGTGGTCGGAGCAAATCGCTAAACTCTCTAACAACCTTGGAGCAACTGATCCATCTGCATACATGGTAAACGCAAAAGTTTATCAGTTAGGTAGAGGATCTACTCCAAGCAGCAGAGACAATGCAGGAAGCAGCAATGCTGTTCTTGCTGAGTATGAGTTTGTTGATATTTTCCCAACAAGCGTATCTCAGATTGATCTTTCCTACGATAGCACCGATACAATTGAAGAATTCACTGTAGAATTCCAAGTTCAGTCATTCAATATTCTTGCACCTTCAGTAGGTGGCGGAAACGCGACTCGTAACGGCTAATAAATAGTCGTAGGAATACTTAGAAAATAAATCATGTCCAAATTATTTGGGTTCTCAATTGAGGACACTGAACCACTTTCTCCGTCAGCAGTCTCCCCCGTTCCTCCCAACAATGAGGACGGGGTTGACCATTACGCGAGTAGTGGTTTTTTTGGATCTTATGTAGATATTGAGGGCGTATTTAGAACTGAGTTTGATCTTATCAAGCGTTATCGTGAGATGGCACTGCACCCTGAAGCAGATAGTGCTATTGAAGATATTGTAAATGAGGCCATCGTTTCGGATAGCAATGACAGTCCTGTAGAAATTGAACTGTCAAATCTAAATGCAAGCGATGGTATTAAAAATAAGATTCGTAAAGAGTTTAAATATATTCTTGATCTTTTAGATTTTGATAAAAAAGCACACGAGATTTATCGTAACTGGTATATTGATGGTCGAATTTATTATCATAAAGTAATCGATTTAAAAAATCCACAAGAAGGTATTCAAGAATTGCGTTATATTGACGCAATGAAGATGCGTTATATCAGACAAGAAAAGAAAAAACCTGGAGATAGGAATAATAACGTTTTTCAAAAATTGAGAAGTGATAATCCTATGGATTATGACTTCCCAGAAATCGAAGAGTATTTCATTTATAACCCAAAATCGCAATATCCAACTGGAAATCCAGCAGCAACTGGTGCGAGTAATGGAATCAAGATTGCAAAGGATGCAATCACATATTGCACTTCTGGTCTTGTAGATAGAAACAAAGGAACGACACTCTCATATCTTCACAAAGCAATCAAGTCACTCAATCAACTTCGTATGATTGAGGATTCTCTTGTTATCTACAGATTGTCAAGAGCACCAGAACGTAGAATTTTCTATATTGATGTTGGCAATCTTCCTAAGGTAAAGGCAGAACAATATCTTCGTGATGTTATGATGCGTTATCGCAATAAGTTAGTTTATAATGCAGACACTGGAGAAATCCGTGATGACAAAAAATACATGGCTATGCTTGAAGATTTCTGGCTGCCAAGAAGAGAGGGAGGACGTGGAACTGAAATTTCTACTCTTCCTGGCGGTCAAAACTTGGGAGAAATCACAGACATTGAATATTTTAAAAAGAAACTTTACAGGTCCCTTAATGTACCGCCAAGCAGAATGGACGGAGAAGGTGGATTTAATCTGGGTAGATCTTCTGAAATCCTGAGAGACGAACTCAAGTTCACCAAGTTTGTTGGTCGTTTGAGAAAGAGATTCTCCAATATGTTTAATGACATGCTGAAGACTCAACTTATTCTGAAAAATATTATCACTCCTGAAGATTGGGAGGTCATGAGTGAGCACATTCAATATGATTTCCTTTATGACAATCACTTCTCCGAATTGAAAGAAGCAGAACTTCTCAACGAAAGACTGACTCTTGCTCAAACTGCAGAACCATACATTGGCAAATATTACTCTCAAGATTATGTAAGACGTAAGATTCTTCGTCAGACTGATATTGAGATTCTTGAGCAAGATAAGTTGATTGAGGATGAAATCAAAAAAGGCATTATTCCCGATCCAAATGCACCAGTTGATCCAGAAACTGGTATGCCTTTAGACTCAGCTGCAGGAATGGATTTGGGTGCTCCAGTCATGGAACCAGAAATAGATGGGTCTGCAGCTGAGGCACCAGAACTCCCCAAAGGCGGAGAGATATAAATACCTTTTAGTTGTACATAATACACTTAAATGGATGACCTTTTAGATATGATCACAACTGATGAGTCACCCTCTCAGATCAGTGACAAGATTAAAGAACTCCTCTTTGCAAAATCTGCAGAGAAGATTGATGCTTTCCGTCCTTATGTAGCGTCACAAACTTTTGGCGATCCAAATGCAGAGGATGAGGATCTTGAGTACACCGATGATGGTGTGTGATAATTATAAATAAATAAAAATTCTGTGTAACAATGTCAAGGATAATCATTTCTGCTGGTGAACAACAATTAGCTACGGGCATTGGTAACTCAACGACCGTTGATTCTGCAAGATTTGTTAGAATTTACAACAATTCTGGCGCTGCAGCAGTTTTATTTGTACAGGATGCTAATTATTCTGGTATTGGATCTATCACTATTAAAGATGGTTCTGTTGAAACAATTGAGAAGCATCCAGAAGATTCAATTTATTATATCGGCAGCGCAACCATTAAAGTTGCAAGAGTAGGAGTCACCGCTTAAAACCAATGAAACTTATCAGAGAAGAAATCGAAACAGTTGATTTTATCGTTGAAGAACGCAACGGTAAACAGTCACTGTACATTGAGGGAGTTTTCCTCCAGGGTAACA